TCCGTTGATGATCTTGAGCCTCGATGGCGCGTCGGGAGCGGGGACAGGCGAGGGAGTAGGGCATCCGCCGAGCCCCAGGACGAGCGTCACAGCGGACAGGATAATTAGGATGCTGCGGCTTATTTTCGACTTCATACGCCGGATTCCCCATCGACTCGGTGAGCTGCGTCAAGTAATTTGACCGGGCCCAAGGCGCAGCGCAAGCAGCCTATACGCCGCGTTTTTGACCGCGTCGTACGTTGACCCGCTAGGGTCGACGCTTTGGTATTCTTCTTTTGAAAACGCGTGCGTCCCTGCGCGCGCTGGCTCAATCGAACCATCAGCGGCCTCTGGTCCCTCGACATAGTTGCATGACACGACCAAGTCGCCATCGAGACGAATCATAATGGACTGGACTTTTGCGGCCTGGATAGCGACGGTTTGCGGATCATTGAAAACTAATGGCATCGTCGTACTCCTCAAGTGCTGCCTGACACGCTCTGGTAACGGACCTCGACGGCCCAATTAATAGTCGTAGCAGCGGCGCCCTGGCAAATAACACGGAAAGTGTTGCCGGTGACATCAATCGTTGCCTGGGTCAGTGCAACGCCTGCGCCCCAAGTAGCCGGCATGTTCGTATATGTGGCCTCAACAGCGCCGACGAGCGCCGCAGAACCACCAGCTTGGCGCGTGACAAGCGCGCGACGTACAGCCATGCCTCTGTTAGTGCTGCCAGTTTCACGACCGACAACGCGGACCTCAATTGACGTGCCGCTGTTATCCAGCAGCGCGGCGCTCGTAAACACCGCAGCTGAGGTCGCGCTAGTCGTCTGAACGGCGCCATGTGTGACGTTTGCGCCTGAGCCGGCAAATCCAGTTCCCGCGTGATGATACACGCGGTTGATTCCAAGCATGCGAAACCGGACGGCTTCAGATGCGATATCTAAGCTGTTTCCAGAATAGGCGTTGATGCCAACTCCGATTGCCATGGTGGCAAAAGAAATGACTGTGTTGACGCTGCCATTTGGATCTACAAACGCCTGATTCGCGCTTGCAAGGCGTATATTAAGACCGTTATACGGAGCGTTTGCGTCTTGAATTGTGAGTCCAGCGCCCACAAAGCCGCCGGATGTGCCGCCGTATGCAAATTGGCGGATGACGCTTTGCCGCGCTGCCTTAGTATCAGGGCTGCTCATGATTGCCTCATGGAAGATCGAGGGTGAACAGGTAGATATCTACGCTGCCATTTGTGGCGGTGTTTAAGTTACCCCCAACGGTAAGTGCTCGGGCGTACACAGGATAGGGATTAACAAAATCCCCAAGGTACATAATTCCAAACGACTCCTGACCGGTGCTGCTAAGTACGCCCTGCCCACACTCAAACGGAGACGCTAGAACCTGCCCAGCGTTGCTGCCCGTGCCAATTCCGACGCTAATTCGGTAGGACGTAATTGATCCGCCAGAAAAATTGGTAGTGGGCCGAATAATGACGCCACACACTGCTTGCTTTTCCGTTAGAGTCGCCAGCACAATATCTCGTGACAATGCGGCGTTTGAAAAGTCAGTGAACGTGCGCGTGTACTTGGTGACGGCCATTTCCTGTGCTCCTCCAACGGATGAATACTTGTGCGGCGTTACGAGGTCGATGCTGATCCCGATCATGCCGCCCTCCGGTCACCAGTAGATGCCGACGTTGGTCGCAGTCGTACCAGCCGCGACGATAGCCTTAGCCTGGATTTCGAGCGTCTGACCGCCAACAATCGTGAGCGTAACGTTGGTACCGTCGCCTCGAGTTACGACAAGGTTTGTCACAGCGCCAATCGCAGGCCCGTTAACCGAGATGCGACGGCACATGCGGTTTTGCTTTTTAGGGTCAAGTGCCATGATGTCCACGTTTGTCGCGATAGCGGCCTGGTGGACATAGTCTGGCGACGAGTATAGGTAGGAAGTGGCGCTCATGACGCTCCAGATGTTAGCTCAGTTTCGCCGCTACCACTACGGAATGCGGCTGCCATGTCTGGTGCCTTTGCTCCACGTTGCGGCGCCGCAGCACCAGGTGCACCCTCGCGTGTCTCGGGCGACTGCTGCGCATACTGCCCCTGAACCGCCTGCATGACCTCGGGAGTCATGGTCGGGTCAGTCGGCATGCCCAGTACGATGCCGAGCTGCACGCGGTCGGCATACTTTGGCCTACGGCCTGAAGCTTCGAGCCTCGTGAGTTGCTCGAGCACCTGCGCTTGAATGTCCGCAAACGTCTCGGGGTACACCGTTCGCACGGCATCGACGGCCTCAGGCGTCAGCTTTCCTTTGGCCAGGTCGTCGAGGATGCTCGTCGGTGATTCAATGGCCTTGAGGCGCGCGAGCCAGCCTTGCATCTCCTGACGCGATGGGGGCAATGCGGGCGCAAATGGCGTCGGCGATGCCAGACCACGAGGCATGTTGGCGTTCAAATAATCGATGGTTCGCAGCGCCGTACTAATTGCGGCCTGTTGCGCAACCGGAGCCCGGTCGCTCATCCATGCCGTCTGCTTGGCCAGCTCGGCGCGCACGGCATCAGACTGCGCGGCCAGGTCGCGCACGCGCTTGCTTCGCTCCTGATAGCGCACGGCAGCCGCGCCAACGACTGGAGCGCGCTCAGCTGCGGCCACTGATCCATCGCGCATCGCACGAGCCACGCGAGCCACGCCTCGACCAATGCGACCAGCCTGACCGTTCGCAATGAGCTCAACGACCTGTGCGCCACGCATGACGAGGCGCGGTTTCATCAGCGGCGCAAGCAGTGCGAGTGCTGGGTTCCCGCTGCCAATCGCAGCGCCAGCAACCACGCCTGCGAGCGAATCGCTTGACCCACTAATCTGATCCAGAAATGCTTTGGCCGTTACCGCCTCGGTTGAACGGTCGAGGTGTTGCAGGATGCGAGCATTGACAGCGGCCTGGTCTGCAAACGCCTGACGCAAGTCGCCGAGGTTTTCAAAGTTGCCCAGCTCCACTGCGGCGCGCTGCCATGCCTGCTCGCTTGAGATTTGCTCGCGAATTGCACGGTCTGCAAAGTCAGTTCCTGGGCTTGCTGCGTTTAGTAGGTTGGATTTGAGTTTCTTTGCGCTGGCAACTCGGCCAGCCACCCAGGGGTTTGTTGGATCTGCTCCGAACGCTTGCTTTTCAAACCATTCGCTCATCATTGCAGGGTTTGCCCGAATGGCTCGCGTCATTGGTGCATTCATCTCGGCCTGCAACTCGGCAGCTCGCCCCCACAGTTGCGAACTTTCGAGGCCCTGCCGGATGCGCTCATACATCGGCTCAAGCACCTCCTGCATAACGCGATTGTCGGCAGCCGATGGATTTTTTAGTCGCTCAAACCTAGCAGTTGCGCGACCAATGGCGCGCTTCATCTGCACATCAAGCGCACCGTACAGATTCTCTGCTCCTCGCGTTCCGCCCTCTGCAATAGCCTCATCAGCCAGCGTCATTGCGCGCTGTAGCTCGGTCTCAAGTGCGTCCAGTCCAGTCTGACCAAACTGCAATGGTCCAGCTCGTCGTGCTGCCTGTACGTCTTCCAGTGCCTGCACGATTTGCGTCGTCGCAAAGTCTCGCTGTGCAACAATTCGCTCGGCATCGTCGGCCACGTTTCCGCGCACAAGCTCCAACTTCAAGTGACCGTCGCGAATTGCCTGAGACGTGACCTGTTGGCCAGCAAATTTGCGATCTAGGTCGTCTTGAAGCGACCCAACTTGCGCGACGCGCCGACCAATTGGGCTTGCCTGTGCGCCTTGGATGACGTCGTCGACAATGCTGTCGGCCTCCAAAGCAATATTGCGCAACCTGGGCTCAGCCAACAGGTCAGCATATTGAGCGTCAGCCTCGGTGAGGCCCGCAACGCGAGCGCGGCCACGCAGCAGCGCCGACTCAATGCGCCGACCAAGGTTAGTCCCTTGAAGCGCAGGAGGAATGGCCTGTGCCGCACGATTGACAGCGCCGCCAAGCGCGCCAAGTCCAGCGCCGATGCCGGCGCCAACGCCAGCTGACGTGAGGCCCGCAAGCGCAATTTGACCGATGCGCTCGCCCGATAGCTCATTGTCGATGGCGAGGCGCGTCGTTTCTTGTCCAATTCCCTGTAGCGCCGCCTCGGTAGCACCCTGCGCCGCGAATCGCGCCGCCGTCCCAACGATGCCAGTACCTACACGAGCGCCGACACTAGCCGCCGCAGCCTGACCAGCACGAGCCGCGAGACCAGCTGGCGTGGCCGCCGCAACCCGTGCAGCGACGCCAGTGCCACCAGTCAGCAAGGCCGGAGCAATCATGCCGCCGACCTCGCCAACCGTACGAGCCGTCTGAAGTTCCGGCAGCGTACGGTACGCCTTGATCGCCTCCTCTGCCCCAAGCTCCTGTAGCGCGAGGTCGCTCAAGCCAAACGTCGCGCCAGACAGCACGCCGGTCGTAGCTGCGCCGAGCTGGCCAGACAAGCCGCCGTACTCTTCGCGCGTCTTCTCGAGCGCGAGGTCTTCTGGTGTTGCTGCCCGGTAGCCGAGCCTGAGCGCCGATGACAGCTGCCCTTCGGGTACGGTCCCTAGCTCGCCCTGCGGATTGTAGACCTTGACGTCTGCCATTATCTCGCCGGAGTGAATGTAACTGGCACGGGTTGGTCGATTGAGCGCGTGACAAATTGCGTCAGGTTGGTTGGCGACACCGGAGCGCGAGTCTCGACGCGCTGTGCTCCGCTTGCTTGACGGAACGCCTCGACGTTGCCTTGTGCCTGGCGCGCGAGAGCGCGATACGTTTGCATCTCGCCCGTGTCCATAACCGCAGCCGGTTTCGGCAAGATCGACGCTGCGCGCTGCTCGTCTTGCTCGGTCGTCCTGCCACCAGCCTGAGCGCGTGCAAGCTGCGATGCCGCAGTTGCATGCAGAGCGTTGATTTCCTTACTTGTGGCTGTAAGTCCACCGGGCAAGTAGCCGGTTTTGGACGCTGCAATCAGAGAATCGACCGTGCGCGAGAAGTCGGTCGCAGCAGCTTGGCGCGTGACAAGCTCTTCGGCGATCTTAGCTGTCGGAGCCAAAAATTGCTCCTGGCCTTGCGCTCCAAGTGTGACCACTCGCGATGCAACATCAGCAGCCGTTTTTGCATCAGGCTCGCCACTAATCTCGCGGCCAGACTTGACGATTTCTGCTTCCAACTTCCGCTCCTCGGCGATGCCGCGGAGTTCTTTCATCCGCTCCTTGCGAGCGCGCTCCTCAACTGATGCCGCGGCCATAGCACGACCAGCTGGCGATGAGGCAAACGCTTGCGCCGCAGCACGTTGGCGTTCAATTTCCTGGCGCTTGGCGTAGTCGTTGAAGTGCATGCCGAGAATCTGATTTTCGGTTGCATCGCTCATGGCCTTCAGCTTCGTTGACATTTCTCGAGCTTGGAGGCGGATGTTTTCCGTGCGACCTTCAGCTGCGAGTCGTGCAGCCGCATCGCTCGCCTTCTCGAGCTGTCGCGACTTGGCAAACAGAAACGCTTGCTGGTCGTCGCCTAGCTTTTGCCTAGCCATGCCGTATAGAGATTGCGACTCAGCTAGCGCGCTTTTCTTCGTCGCGAGGTTTGCGCGCTGCGCGTCAATGTCCCTATCGATGGCCGCATTGAGCTGTTGGAGTGCCGTGTTTTGGATGCGGCCTCCACTGTAGCCGCTTGCAAACCCGCCGATGCCAACGCTAATGAGCGATAGTACTTTCGACCACGTCGGCTGGTTTGAAAAGTAGTTTTGCGGGTCAATTTTGGTGGCCGCAATTTCGGTGCGGAGGCCATCCATCTCCTGACGACGGCCAACCAGCTCGGCTTCCATCTCGCGCTTCTGCTGGCGAAATGTGGCCTCGTCTTGCTCGATGCGAGAAACGGCCTCCTCCTGCGCTCGCATCGCGCGCTCGGATAGTTCAGCCTCCATCGCAGACCGCTCCTGACCGATCGCGCCCAACGCCTGCTCGGCGCGGTGAGGGATGCGCATGCCCTCCTCAGTGATGCCCATGCCGGTCGAGGTCTTGGCCTGCCGATACATGTCGAGCGCCTTTTGCTTTTGCTCCGGGCTCATGGCGCTCGCGTTAACGCGAGCCTCGTAGTCGTCGCCGTATAGGGTGCCGAAACGCGGCTGAAACTCCGTGGGGATGCCAGCTTCACGAGCTTTTGCCACGGCCAGCGCCGCCGCCGGGCGCATCGATGGAGCTGGCCCAACTGGTCTGACTGATGGCGCAGGTCCTTGCGCGATGGCGCTGTCGCGAGGCGCAAAAAGTGCAACGTTTCCGGTTTTGGCTTGCAATGCACCGATTGCCGCAGCACCTGGATCGCTGGGCAATTCCTCGCGCAAACCACCAAGGGATTGGATTTCGGATGTGAGTAGGCCGACGCCTTGGCGGATGTCTCCAAAAATATCCTGCGGCATCGGTCACTTCCTTTCGAGCTTTTCGACGCGCTTGTTCAAGCGGCCAATCTGCGCGGCGTTCAGCCCGCCAAGCTGACCTACGTCGACCACCTTTCCTTGCGGCGTCTCGCGCACAGTCGCGGCTCCGAGCGGACCAGACCTCTCCAGGTCCTGCGCCATCACGCCGGCTCGACGGCCAGCCGGGCCAGCGCCTGCGTCGTACTCGAACGTGTACGGCTGCACCATCGACGAGTCGAGCTGACGGTTCATCTGCGCATCCGCAGCCTGACGCGCGTCGAATGCCACAGGCTTTGCTCGCCGGTCAGCTGGCGTATACTGCGACGCGTCGACCTGGCCGCGGCTGAGCCGCCCGAGAAAGTCCCGACCGGCAGCATTGAGCGCGGCGCCAAGCTCCTGCGCTCGCATATCAGCCGTCTGGCGAGCGTTGGCCGCTTCGGCGCCCTCGACCACCCGCTCGTACTCGGCGTCGCGCCTGCGGCGCATCATGGCCTCCCACGGCGACACCTCGCCAGGCTGAAGCACAGCCACACGGCCAGCTGACACCCGCGGCTCACCTCGCATCGCGACCGCACCATCGGGCGCAGACATGAGGACTTGACGAGCTCGAGCAAGGCCGGCTTCGACCTCGGGGTTTGCCGGCAGCTCTGGCGCAGCCGCACGAGCTGCGCGCTGCCGAGCCGCGAGAGTGACCGGGCCAACGACACCATCAGCCGGGACACCGAGTCGGCGCTGCTCAGCTTTGATTTCTGCCACGGTCTGCGGTCGCGACAAGGCCACGATGCCAGCCGGCGCCGCAGCTGGCTGCGCCTGGCGAGCGGCCAGCATCGCAAGCTCGGGTCGCGCCGATGGGCCACGAGGCGTGAGCGCATCTTCGGCCTCCTGAAATTCGAGGTCTGGCAAGCCAGCCAGCAATTCATCCTCGAACGCCTGCGCCTCACGCTCCTGCGCTGCCTCTTCGGCTTGCGATTCGGCGATTAAGCGTGCCTCGATTTCGTCAGGAGTCTCGGCCAGTCGTCGGCGACCGGTGTAGACATTCATCGAGCGCGGCGCATACGGCAATCCGTACTCACCAGACTGCTCGCCATAGCCACCGAGGTTTCCGTTGATGAGGTCTTCGCGTGCCATGTCATTTGTTTCCGTAGCTGCCTAGAGTGCCCATCATCGCATCAAGACTGCGCCCAACGGGACGGATACCACGCTTCACGCGCTCATCAGACAGGAGCGACAATGCGCCAGTACCAGCGCCTAGGATGCCTTGGAAGATGCTTTCTTGGTTTTGCCGCTCAATATCGTTGAGCTGCTGTTGAGTTTGGCGCTGCCAGTCTTGCTGGGCCAACTCCTGACCCATTCGTTGCGTCGCCATCTGCTGGCCCTGCACATCAAATTGCGAACGCTGGCGATACAGGTCGAGCATCTGCTGACGTCGCGCGGCCTCTTCCTGGGCCCGCAGCTGTTGGGCCATCCCGTATCCCTGCGACATCATCTCGCCGCTAGCTTGGCTCGCGGCTCGAGCTGCTGACGGGTCAAAGCCTCGCCGCTGCGCCTGCGCCTGTGCAAGCTGTTGTTGTTGGCCGAGGGCTTGCCACATCTGGCCCTCCGCACCTTCCGTGGCGCGCTGGCCAGCCTCGAGGCTTGGCCGCCGCAGCATGCCAAGCGCCGCCTGGAATGACTTGCCGTACGCTTCTTCATAGGGAGAGTCATAGCGACCAGCCACGTTTACCGGCAGCCCGGTTGCTGGATCTAAAATCTGCGACTTTGGCGGCATCTCACCCTCCCTGACCAGGGCCACCGAATGCGGTAGCTGCACCCTGAGCGAACCCAGCAGCCGATGACAGCGTGCCGCCAATTAGTCGGCGCCGCTGCTCCTCGTCCGACACATCCTTTGCGATTTGCTGCGCGATGTATTGCTGCTGCGCTTGTTGGAGCAGCTGACGGCGCCGCATTTCTTCGTTTTCAAGGCCCTGCCCGTATCCGACCTGCCGCATCTGCGCTGCAAGCGCGGCCTCTCGGGCGCCCTGGATTTCTTGCGCTCGTCCAGCGGCAGCGCGCTGCGTCACGTTTGCTGCCTGCTGCCCACCGCCAAACATCGCCTGGCGCGCGGCCAAAGGACCGCCGACAGCTGCGCCAGCCTGCTGAGCCGCTGCCTGGCCGAGCTCCAGACGCTGCGCTGCGAGCGCCTGCGACGTCTCACCAGTGCGCATGCCCTCCATTATCGCCTGCGCCTGCGGCAGTTCCTCGGCATATCTGCTCATGGCGCGCTGACGATACTGTTCCTCGTATGCGCCGGGATAATACGCTCCCAACGCGCGCTGCGCCTGTGCCTGATACTCGGCCAATGTGTCTGGCATGGTCAGTTCCTTTGCTGCGTTCCTGGCTTATACAGCCCGCGCTTGCCGCTCAATTCTACCGCGAAACCGGCGCATTCGTAACCAGGACCGTTAATGACTGGAGGATTTGTTGGATCGTATAGGTCGCGCACCTGGACTTGGAATGCCGTGCATTTTTGCCGGTTAATGTGCATCTCGACCAGCTCATTGAGCCGCATGTTTTGTATGCTCTGCCAGCTCCAGGTGAACGTTTGCGACGAGGCTGCCTCGAAGTCCTGCCACACCTGCACCTCGAGCTCGTGAGCATCAATCGCTTCGCACATGGCTGCAACTTTGCGGATGCGCTGCCAGCCGCTCTGCTGCGTAATTTGAAGCCACCCCGTGCGGATCGTCATCTGCGTGTACAGCGTCGAATCGTCAAACCAGGTCGACTGATCCTCAAAGAAAACGGCGCCAGACTTATCGACCACATGGTAGACGCCGCGGTGCAAGCACGCTCCGACGATGTTCAGCAGCTGCCCAAGCAACCCAGCTCGAGGTTGCCATTCTATCCATGCGGTTTGATCAAAATCGTAGACCAAAATCACCGAGACAAGGCCATCAAGGCGACAGGTAAACCGAACGTGATTGTCTGACGGCACAAGCACGGCGCTTGTGATTTCTGTGTAAACATCAGTGATGTCTCGTACGGCTGCTCCGATGAACGTCAGCTGTAGATCGCGACCGAGGACAAAGATGCCGCTTGAGCCGCGAAAGAACGTGCCGACAGGGCTGGCGACAATTGAACGAGGCTCGATGCACCCAGTGTCGCTGGCAATAAGCTGCAAGCCACTGTAGTCGTTGCCGCGGCCACCGTCATCCGGCCCGTTGCCAGCGATTGCGTAGATGTTGGATGACGTGAAAACGATGGTTTTGTCGTCCATCTCGACAATGCCTGTAACGTTTTCGCCGCCCGGCAAAAGGAATGAAAATGCGTCGTTGAACTCAGGAGCCAACGCAAACTCGTTAGCCGTCGCAGGCGTGTACGACTTGCTGTATTGCACTCGATCACGACGAAAAAACCCAGCCAACCACACGCGCTTTGAAGTCACGGCAACGAATGCCGCACCGTCTGGTCCGGTAGCCTCAAGCTCGGCTCCGCTTTGCGTATAGAGCACATCGTAGGCTTCGCCGTTGTCTCTAATCGTGAGGAAGTAGTTGCTGCTGCGGATGCCGAACGCCTCTTTCAATGGCTGAATGCAGCGCCGATACACGCCATCGGAGCCAGCTCGGAAAAGGCTGACACTGTACCAGTTCTCGGCGTCCCATCGTTGAGTAGCGCCCAAAATAAACCACTGCGTCTCAATGTAGTGATTCGCCCCGCCGCCGCCGCCGCTAATAGTCACACTAACTGGCGCGCTCGGCATGGAGCGAATAAGGTTTCCTTTTTCGTCATATGCCGTGAAAATGGCAATGTAACTGTAGGTGCCGTGATCAAGCGTTGACGTGCCGGGGTTTGCTCCGATTGCCACGGTAGCGGAAAAAACTGGCGCGCTTGCGTAGCCCAGCTCCTCGACACGACCGCCGGAATACGAGCACACGTTAGCGCCGCCGAGCGCGACGGTGCCTCTTGTTGTTGCGGCGTTTGTCGTGATTCCAGCAAAGTCTAGCATCAGCTCGTCGGCTGCTTGAATGTACTCTCGGAACGGAATAGCCCCGATGACACGACGCGTGGACATGCGCCACTTGCTCGTGACCGTACCGTGCTGTTGCACCTCACCGAATGAACCAAGGCCCAAATCGCGCTCGTCGTATGGTGGCGACAGGTTGGATTTTGTTGGAGCCACGCCGTGATTGTAGCGAGCTACAATGCTCGGATAATAGGGCGCAGTTGTGCCGCCGCCGAGCAAATCAAACACAACCTCCGACGAATACGGCACGTCAAAGTTAGACCCAAGCTGTGGCGCAGGAGACTGCCCGTAGCGAGCTCGAGCTGTAAAGTAGCACCGCAAGTTGACAAACCATGGCTTGCTGACAGCGACGGCATTGTATGTCTGCTGCACGCTGCTGAGCGTGACGCCGTTTGTATCCGTGTAGCTTGCTGTGATGTTGTAGTTGCCGGCGCTTGTCGCGGCTGCCATCGAGGCACTGTTAGCGACGACCACGTTGTTTGTGCTGCCGGCGATTGCGCCCTGCGCTACCGCGATGCCGGTGCACGGCTGCCCCGTTGTGTGCATGAGCCGCGTCCAGAACGTGGCGCCAGTTGTCCTGTTTTGGCTGTACAATCTAATCTGTTGCGCGTCGTCAATTGCGCAAACAAGAATGCGAGAGTTGGCCACGTCATCAGCAATGGCCACCCAGTTCCAATGCCTTCCGGCTGGTGGCGCAATGGTCCATGAACCAAGAAACGCAGCGCCGTTGTAAGTTGCGACGAAAATGTCGCCTGGCCCGCCCGCCGGAGAGGTCTTGACGTAGGCATAAGACCACGTCGCGGTTCCTGGCGCCGCGAGTGCCGTCATGTCGTAGCGGCGGAAATTCGTGTCGCTGGAAGCAACATATAGGTCGTTGTGCGTAATGAGCACAGCTGGCAAAGAAGTCGGCGTCGGAACGATTAGCTGGCGAATCTCAAGCCTGCTAAGCGACGGCTCGGTATGCGCAAAGCTGATGCGTGCGCCAGCTCCAGTGCCAGCAGCAACGGCTTTAACGCCTCCGATCCCGCCGGTCGCGACAGCCGACGTTAAAAGCGTTGTTGTGCTGACGATTTCCGCTTGCGTGTTCTCGTTCTCGATGCGGTAACGCAGATCGGTAGTGTAGCCAGGGACAACTGTTGCTGGGTCGGTGTATCGGACGCTGGCTCCAACATGCAGCACAATGCCATCAGCCGCCGCAGAGTCGTGACTGATACACGATGTGTTGTCCGAGAAAATGGGCCGCTCGGCGCCAGTAAACGGAGCCACCTCACCTTTCGCCAACCAGTTGTGCGCCGGGACAGCTGTCGTCGGTTCGACCAACGAATACAGCTGGTTTTCGGTTCGCAGCAAAAGATCATCGCCACTTGAGATAAGCGCGCGAGCATCAGACGTCGGCGATGATGCCGCAATGCGCGTGAAGCCATTGCGCTTCACTAGTGCATTGCCTCGCTTGTATTTGCCGTTGATCACGACCTGTAGCGAGTCCGCGTCTCTCAGTCGCTCGTCAAGCTTTTGGTCAATGCCGCGTCCGACTGGGACAAATGCGTTGGCTCTCGGCATGTCAAAACACCCAAACATCAATGGTAGCTGTGCCAGCCGCCGGGTTCCCAAACGTGATTGACGTCGTCGTTGACGACGACTGAAACACACCGCCGGCCCCCAGCGACTGCGTGATGATGTATCCGCTAGGCATGCGCCCAAGGTTGTGCTGCACGGTCGTCGTGCTCGCCCCGGCAATCGTGGTGCCGCGAATCCATAGGCCGCTCGAGAATGGCTGCGTATTGACCTCGCGGCGCACCTGGTCGAGCGCGTTGGCAAGCTGCTGTTTCGCGAACGCGTCGCTTGTCGGAGAAAACCCCTGCTTTGGAATGACGCGTGCTCGAGGCATGCGTCACCAATTCCAGCTGTTTCTGCGGTTATAGGCGCCCATGTCTGCCCAATCCTTCATCGTGTCGCCAACCGACTCTGGCCTGCCAGCATCGCGGTTGCCTGCGAGCTGGTCAATCTGCTGGTCGAGCGTCTGACGCTGCGCCTGGAGCGCCGCGGCCTGCTCCATCGATTCTTCTTTGATGAGCATGTCGATGGCGGCACCGTAGCAGGCCCAATCCTCCCAGCCATTCACGCCATCAAACGTATCTCCGGCGCTCACGAGCTGGACGAAGGCCGGAAGGTAGAATAGCGTGAACGTGTAGCCTGCCGTTTTTGGCGCTGGCCTTACCTCGACGTTTGCCCCGGTGAGCCTATACCGCAAAAGCGCGAGGTCGCCGCTTGAGACGTTTTGCAGGTATCGCAGGTCAGCCCACTCTTCAAGGTTGTATCGCGGCACGGTCCAGTAGCGCGTGCCGTCGCTCACGATGAGTTTGAGCAACTGAAAGAAGTTGGCCGGGACAGCGTACGTCGCCTGGTTTGCGACGCTAGAAAACGTCGTCTGCGTCGCGTAGTAGTCGTCGCCTCGAAGCGTAATGAGCTTTTGGTAGAGCGACTTGAGGTGCCGATTCAATGTGCGGTCAAGCTCGGCGTCATTAACGAACGCCTGTGCCTGGTTGCTTGTCTGCATGTCGGCCATGTCACGAGCTCGCTCGCGCATTTGGCTAAGTGTCACGTTAGCTGGCATGGCTTGACCTCACAAATAGCACAACGGGTCAGGGCGCGTGTGGAATGGCACCCTGACCCGTTGCATACATCACGTCACGTCACGAATCGTAGCCGTAGAAGGCGAGAGTAGCGACGGCACCAGCGGCATCGTCGGCAACACCAGCTTTGTCCGTAAACGTCACGGTGATCGTGTTGTTCGCCGTTCCGCCGGCAACGACATTTGTGACCTTGGCATCGCGCAGCAGCGCGTCCGTAGTGACTACGGCCTGAACGCGGCTATATCGACGCTTCAGCGTGATCACATAGACGCCCGTCGTCATCGCAGGCTTTGCAATGCTTGCGACGATGCCGCCGGGGTCATTGCTCACAAACGGGACGGCGTTGGCCACCACTTGGAAGGACCCAACCGTAGCGCCACGATGGTGCGCATACGGATGGTACATGCCCTTTTGCGTTGTAGCCATCACTGCACCTTAAAGGTGACGGCAATGGTGCAGGCTCCGACAATCTTGCCTGCCCCTGCCTTAGTCACGTTAAGGCAAAGTCTCTGGTTTGCGGAAATCTGCGACGAGCCGCTGTAAAGCGTCTTGGCCACGTTGCTGGCGAGGCCATTGAGCGACGCCGCTCGGGTGTCAGGCGACGCAACGGGGGTCCCCAGGGCGCCTCCAGCCACATCGCCGACAGCAATGTTCAGCACGGCATAGTCGGTGTTATCCGCCGCCGTCGCGGCTTCGGAAAGAATCTTTACCGAGAGCAGCGTCGTGGCCACATCGAAGAAGCCGAGGCGGTGCTCGGTGGCGGTGTTAGGCGCCATGTCCGCTGGCAGGCGTACGAAAAACGTGTGCGAGCGCAGCGCGTAGTCGAGGTCGTCTTCGCCGGTAGTCAGAGTGTGAGCAAACGGCGTGACCAGGTCAGTTGCGGGCTTGATAGGCATTGCATGTCTCCTAGTTGAGCCCGTTATCAGGGCGCGTCAAAGCTGATGACGATGTTGTCAATGGGACGATGACAGATAAGGTTTGCGTACGCCTTGAGGCGGAACTCGATACCATCCGACGTCGACTCACGAAGGAAGCGGCGCCCGTCCTCTTCGGAAAAGTGCGGAGCATCGCCAAGCGAAGCAAATTCCCACGCATCGCGACGGGTGAGAAGGCCGGTGGCGTACGGACAGTTCGGATCGTCCATAACCATAAGCGGACCCTGCGGCGTCACAATCTGGAAGCCGTTGAAGCCGACCTTGGCTTTGCCGGCAGACTGCACCTCAACAAAAGCCTTTGCCTGCATCGACTTTTGGAGCTCTGCGGCGCGCTCGGAGTTCATCCACAAACAGTCGAACCTTCCGCCGTTAGTGCGACCGCGACCGAGGCTGTCAAAGATGACCTCCTCGATCGTCTTGGCGCCACCATTGACTCGACCACCGGCAAGGCGAACCGGGTTAACGGAACGGTCGACGCCAAAGAACGGCGAGGATGACGGCGAGGCCGTTGGAATCCACGCAAACACGCCGCTGATGCAGTTTGAGTTGCCAACACCAGCGACAAAGTCGCCGTTGCGCCCGAGCTGGGTTTCGTTGCCGATGACCGGAGCAACGGCGCCGCCCGACAGCGAAAACGTCACAGTTCCAGCGTCGAGGTCGACCGCCGTTACGGTGTAGAGGCCAGGGAGAATGGCGCCGGAGGCGGCGTTTTTCACCTGGCACTCCATGCCGATTTCAAAATACACAGCGGCGCGACGGTCGCTGAGGGTCGCGACGTTGGTGCCGGCGTTGTACGCGGTCATCGTGGCGCGAACGCCAGAGCCGTCGCCCCACGCCTGAAACGCAGCCGAGCGACCGTACTCATACGCTGCGGCGTCCACCTGAGTCTTGATCGCCTTCGCGATTGCGCCCTTGTTCGAGGCGCTCGCCATCATCGTTTCGTTGTCGATAGAGCCGATGACGTAATCCTTCTTTCGGGTGACGTTAAACTTCACCATCGCGGGCGCCGACTTGGTATTCAGCGCGGTTCCGAAATCGGTTGACCCACGAATACCGCTGATGATCGCGTTGGTCTGCTTGGTCACACCCTCGAAGTCGTAAGACTTCGGGACCCAGGCCAAGAAAGGCGCTTCGGGGTACCAGACCTCCTCGAGCGAATCGGGATAGATAATTTTCAGCGCCGAGCTGAAGGACGTCATGTTCATAGATGCCATAATGTGTCTCCAGAAAAAAATGATTTGTTAGCCGCCGATTACTCGGACGCCCAAAGCAGCTTTTCGGCTTCGCGCAATCGCTCGTCGACGGTCATTCGACGCGGCGCGCTGGATTCAGCGGCAGCCGCAGCAGTCGGGATGTACCGGCCATTGGAGCCGTTGCGCGGCTGTGGCGCCGCTCGCCTCGACTTTTCTACCGTAGTAGCAGGCGCGGAGGCAGCCCGTGATGTCAGCCTACCAGCTACACCCATCTCGTCAAGCGTCTTGCGGACCACATTGTTGGCCGCTTGCAAAACCTCAAAGCGCCCTACCTGATAACCGTTAGACAAAAACCAATTAACGGCATCGCTAACCTGACGCTGCATAGCTTCGGGCGACAGTGCCGCGAGGTCAGGGAATTCCTCGGCGTAACCGCTCGCCAGCTCTGAACACAGCTGCGTTTCGTGCTGCGCAACCTGCGCAAGCTGTTGCTGGTACGCAGCCTGTTGCGCCTCGGCCTCGGCCTGTTGGCGCTCGGCACGCATGCGCTCAAGCTCCTGGCGCACCTCGGCCAGCTCACGCGCCACCGGGTCGTCGGCGCGCCGCTGCGGCTCGTCGCCGTGAATATACGCGTGCTGTAGGCGCTCAAGATACTGCGATGGCGTCATGTTTGCGATTTTGGCCAGGCGCTCGACTGCCTGGATTGGATCGCGTCCCATGAGTTGCGCCACCTCGCGAGCAGTCGCTTGCTCGGCCTCGACCTGTCGCGCACGCTCCTCCAACTCCTGCGCTCGCTTCACGTTCGCCTGCTGCGCACGCCTCGCGGTTGCCCACTCTGCGGCAAGGTCGCGAATCTGGTTTCGCGTCTTTGGCTTTTCGCTGTCCTTGCCCTTTGGTTTGGCGTTTAGCTCATTTTTGCCGTCTGCCTTAGCCTCGGCGTCGTCGGTCGCCTCCTCAGCGTCCTGCGGCGCTTCATCGGCCTTTGGCGCGACCTTAAGCGCAGGCGGCAGCGCCTCGTCGTCATCGATGCTGATAGCCTCGGCTGCGGCTGCAAGCCGCTCGTCAAGGGAAGGCGAGCCGGTATGCGTCACCGGCGCTGGCGTGGTCTCAATTGCTTGTTCGCTCATCTCTCGTCATCTCCTAACTGGGAAGCGGCATCGCTCCCATCATCTCGGGCGGCATCGAAGGCATGGCCTCGGGTCCAGGCATCGGCGGCATGCCGGCCATGTCGGGTGGCATCGGCGACATCGCAGCAGGCGGCGCAGCGGCAGCGGCCTGTAGCATCTGCACATGCGTCAAGAATTGTCGAAGCAGGTCGACGCGCTCTTCAGGGATGTCGTCGATTTCGGCGCGCTGAATGGAGAGCGTCGTTTCGCGCAACGCAAGCGCCAGGTCCATCGTTGGCTCCGGCGGCATGTACACGTTGTCGTAAAGCATCTTGGCCAGCCGTTTGTGGATTAGCTCAATTGGCGCGACCACACGGTTGCGCACGCTCTCAAGGTCGGGCACGTCTAGCGCCAGCTCGTAGAAGCTTTGCTGGTCGATTACGCCACCCGCCAGCATCTCTTGTAGCATCTGAATTTTGGCAGCTGGCGACGTGGGGAACGCAGACGCTGGGAATACGCGAGCGCGAAAACGCCCTTCCTCCAGGTCGATGTCTTGCCACTTGATGCGCGTCGTGCGTGACGGGCCATCGCTGCACACAATCTCGTGGCTCGGGTCTTCGTCGCTGATTTCCTTGTGCAGCGCGACGACCAGCTTTGCTAGGTCGACGTACAGCTGCTCATACTGCCGCTCAAGGCCGATAAAGCGTCGCGACTGGACGTCGTTGTAAGCCTGAAGCGCGCGCCCACTGTTTAGGCCAGCGGGCTTCAACGACGTTGCCGCAAGCTCGCTAGCGCCCATGAGCCTAAACACGCGCTGCTCGCACTGCTCAATGTACGCCGACACCTGTGGGTGCATGATGGCCGGCGTCATCTGCTGCGGAGGAGGGCCGTCGTGCTCCACGATCGAGCCGATGCCGTTGACCATGTGAGCCTTCACAACGCGTGACTGACGGTTTAGAAACCACAACGCGGTCGCGTTAAGCCGGAGGCTTTCATTCCATCGACGCAGCACGCGATTGAGCTCGGTTTGCGTTGGCGCAGCGCGCTGCACAAGCGATAGGCCCCAGAAGCGACGCAGCGGCTTTACAGCGCGGATGAAGCAAAACGGCGGCTCGTCATAGGTGTACTCACCATCGGCAAGCACTGCGGTCTCGATGACCAGCACATGCCTTCCGTCGCCAGCGTCCTTGCCGCTGGGAAGGTGGATGGCTTCGATCACCTCAATGATGTCGCTCGAGCGCGGCCCGTCGACATACCAGGCGCGAGCGTCGACAGTCGGAGCCATCTCGATTTCGGATGCCTTCGACGGATACAGATTTGCCAGCTGCCAACGGTCAATGAGGTGTCTGACAAAGAACGACCGAGGCATGACGTCGACAGCGCCACGATCGTCCACCAGGAAGTTTGGCGGGAAGATGCGCTCGACAATGACTTGACTCGGGTTTGTTGGGTCGATACGAGGCCGCAAAATTCCGAGCCCGGCAATCACAGCATCGCGCGCTGCTTGCTCTGCCAAGGAATGCACGCCGCTCGCGTCAAACTCCGCATCGCAAAAGTAGGTGAGCTTGCGGGCGCGCTCTTGCTCGAGCCAATCGCCGCCGATTGTCACAAACATCGGTCTAGGTCTAGTCTGCGTGATTTCGCTGATGACAGTATCGACGGCGAGCGCCAGCACGTTGCGCGTCACGCTCGGATGCGCTCGCAGCTCAATGACGTTTTCGGGTAGCGCCGTTTCGTCACCGTACAGGCAGTAGGCTTCGAGAATCTGCGCGCGCCTGGCGCTGGTGGCCGTATCGACAGCTCGAGCAGCCCCAATTGTGTCGGCTGCCAACGTGTTTTCTTCTGCGGTCCACCAACGATTAGGCTTCATGCTCAATTCCTCGCGCGTATACATATCACGTCCCGCTCGCCATCTCGCGGGACCGTGCCTGGGTGCGTCTCATCGGTCGCATGCCAGGCGTTTTCATTCCTTGGGCTTTGATGGCCGACCTCGGCGCTTGGCTGGCTCTGACGACTCTCGAGCGGCAAGGCCCGCAAGGTCACTGGACACAGCGCCAGACATTGCGGCCAGGAACGCATCGCGCTCGACGACTACGCTGTCGCTGACGGGCTCGTCGCCAACATGCCTGGCTACGTTTGCGCCATCGACGGTCAGCCGACGAAACATGTGCATCGGGTACACGTCTTCGCCAGCCATGACGCCAAGCGGGCCCAGCCACAGGTCGGCAACGTAACAGTCTTTCCGTTGCGGCTCGGTTGATTGCAGAAACGCCACGCGGTCATGACGACCAGGCGCTTCGGTTGATGACACAAAGATTGCTCGCTTCAGTTTCACCGGTCTACCTCATCGTTACGTCGCGGCCTAATGGCCACATGGTCAAACCTGCCGTCATCGCCCTCGGACTCGACGCCAGTCGTCGCAAAGTCATCAAGCGTCCTCGGCGGCATCAATGGCCCAAGCTCAAGCTCGAGCTCGGCCTCACGGTATCGAGTCACACCATACGCTCGCAGCACCTCGAGCACCTCTCGCAATCGGTCAGTCCCAGGGGTCGAGCTCGCTTTCTTGGTCGTCATCCTCGTCGCCTCCTCGTAAACGCCGAGCAAGGCGGTCGGCCTCCTCGACTTCCCACGCCTCCCACCCATCGGGCAGAGATCGCGAATTGTCGGCAGGCTCGCCCACGGGCTGCGCTAGCGCAAGCGCCGCAGCGAACGCGTAGTCGCAATGTCTACCGCCAGCGCGTGGCAGCTCAATGCTGATGCCCGACTGCGTCACGCGCTTTCGTACGCGACGAATGTCGTCCAGCAGCTCGCGCACGGGCGGCAGTTCCACGCCTCGAGACAGCACCAGCGCTCTCAGCGACTCGAACAACTCGACCTTGCGCGATGCGGTGATTGCCTCCGACGCCAAGAACAGGCCGTGCCGAGCGCCAATGTCGGCCAGCGCATCGGCTGCCCATTGGTCGGTGGCCACGCGCGCGACGTCGTAGCGGCGCAGCTCCTCGGCTACTTCGCGCAACACCTCGTCAGGCGACAGCGGAGCGCCGCGCGTCGCCTGCCATTGGCGCGCCTTAACCACGGCCAGCTTGCCGCCTTTCAACCTCGTCGCGACTACCAGCGTCCATGCATCGGCTCGCGTAGCGGGGTCCATTGCTGCGACGTAATGGTGGCCGTCAATTGGCGGCAGCTCGACGGCATCGCGCCTTGTCACGGCTGCGAGGTCGTCAGTTGTAAACAGCGCCGCTTCAGGGTCGGCAAACTCTCCCAGCACGTCGGTGCGGAACGCCATCGGATCGCGACGACGCAACTCTTCGCAGCGCTCAGGCGTCCAATAGACAGGATTCATTGCGGGCCCGACCGCGCGAATGATGACGCGCTCGCGTGTGGGCGCCTGCCACGCCTCAGTGACGAGCCTGTAGGCCGGTCCGAATGGCGCCCAAGGCGAGCCGATGCCGCATAGCTGCGCGCCTGGCAATAGGCGACCCGACACGGCGGCGCGAGCGTCGTCGAAGTTTACCACGCCGTCCTCGTGCCCCGTCATGCGGGTGAACTCATCAAACACAACGCCCGCTGACCAGCGCGCGACAAGCGACCCGCCAGCGCGAGCGCCAGCAACAATTTTGACCTCGACCGGGACGCCGGTCGGGTGACGAAACATGACGCTATCGGACGTCGCGTCGCCCATCGTCAGGCGCTTCAAAGCCGGTGACGCCGTCGACCTGCCGACAACGTGCTGGTGCACGACGCGTGCAAGGTCGGTCGTCAGCGACACGACGGACACGCGCGGCACCTCGCCTGGCCCGACTAGCGACAGGTCGCACCGCTGCGTCGCAGCGACGCTGACCGCTGCCGTCATCAGCGACTTGCCGCTGCGGATAGGTCCAACAATGTAGAGCTCGGCTGGCCTGTGCCTTGGCAGAGCATCTACGTCGCCAATCGACCACGCCAGCGTTGCGCGCTCGCGTATGTCCTCAGCGTATGCGCCAGGGTTTGCGAGCAGCTGCACGCGCTCGAGGCCGTCTAGCGACCGACCGTCAGCGATGCGGCAGATTGCCTGTTGGAGCGGCGTTGCCGTGCGAAGGTCAAAGCCCTTTGTCGACGTCAGCAGGCGCTCAAGCGTAAGCGATGACGCATCAGTGCGTTGCGCCGCCTGCGCCTTGATTTGCTGTATCCGCTTCGCCGCTATCGCCTGCAAGCTCACGCACCACCTCCTCGGCTGCCTCTCCTAGCCCGCGCTTCTCGAGCACGCGAACAAGCGTTTCGAGCATCGACTCGCGCTCCTGGTCAAGTTTTGCCTGCTGGCCGCGAGTCTCGCCCCACCGCAGCGGGAAGCGCCGCTCCAGCCACCACGCCATTGCTCGCCAGTCGTCCTTGCCTTTGAGCTGAATCGCAATAATGGCGCGGGACTCACACTCGGCCTCTGCCTCGCGCACACGCCGAGCAAAGTCTACCCATCGCTCGTCGCCCTCGTCAGCGCGGGCCAGCCACGTCCGCAGCGTGCGGTCTGCCACGCCGACGGCCTGGCACGCCGTCGACCGATGCTGTCCAGCTTTGAGCAATTGCACAATGCGGTCGGCGCGCTCTGGCGTGAGCTTGGTTGTTCCGTCACGACTCATAAGGCTACCGCAAGCTCTGCTTTCTTCCCGGTGAGCGTCTCCCATCGCTTCACGATCACGTCGCAGTAGTGCGGGTCAATTTCCATCCCGTAGCACTTGCGGCCTAGTTGCTCGGCGGCGATTAGTGTCGTGCCCGAGCCAAGAAACAAGTCGAGAACCTTGCCGCCTTCGCGCGTGTTGTTCTGCATCAAAAACGCGCACAGAGCGACGGGCTTCATCGTTGGGTGCAGGTCGCTTTTGTTTGGTCGGTCGAAGTTCAGCGTGGTCACGCACGACGACGAGCCGAAAAACTCGTGAGTGCCTTCTTGCTTCCAACCGTAGAACACCGGCTCGTGCTTGTAGTGGTAGTCGCAACGACCAAGCACATGGTTATTTTTCACCCAAACAAGCGTGTGCTTTAACTGCCATCCGGCACGCTCCATGCTCATCATCATCATCAGGTCGCCGCCTTGAGGCGAGAAGATGTAATAGCTCGATTTGTTGGAGCAGACGGCGTGCGCGTTCGACAGCACGCGAAACCAGAACTCGTTCATCTCCTCGGGCGTGCGGTGGTCGTTCGCGATTTCTCGTTGAACGCGATTTCCCTGACTTTTTCGACGCACCCCTAAAAACTGGTTCTTGCTTGCGTAGCTGACACCGTAGGGCGGATCGGTGAGAAGCAAATCCGCCTGCGCGCCATCCATCAACCGCGCCATGTCTTCGTCGCTTTCTGACGTGCCGCACAGCAGACGATGCTCGCCGAGGAGCCACAGGTCGCCCGACTTCGTGACCGGCTCGGCGGGTGGCTCGGGCACCTCGTCCTCGCTCACTTCCTTCGGCGCGTTCGCGCCGAGCTCGTCGGCAAGCTTGTCCAGGTCGTTGCTGTCCCAACCTGCGAGCGCGGCGTCCTCAAGCGAAAAGTCGGAGAGGATGCTTGCCGCCGCTGCGGCATCCCACTCGGCCTCCTCGTTGAGCTTGTTGTCCGCGAGCGCCAACAAGTGCGCCTCGGCGGGGTCGAGGTCCATGTAGCGCACGGGCACGCGGTCGAGGCCGAGCGCCTCGGCTGCCTTCAGCCGCGTGTGCCCTGCGATGACTTCGCCGTTCGTACGGGCGACGATGGGCGCGGCGAAGCCGAATCGCCTGATCGACTCCATCACGCGGCGCACCGGTTCGCCGTTGTTCTTGCGCGGGTTTGCCGACCAAGCATGCAATTCGGCCCGGTCAACCCATACTGCGGCGGGTTCGCTTTCGCGAATCGGATCTTTCGGCTTTCTGCTCACTTCTTCTTGATCGCCTTCTTCTTTGCCTTTTCGGGCAGCTTGGCGCGCTGTTTTTTCGAGGTTTCTTCCTCGTACTTCTTGGCAAGCTTTGGGTCAGTCGCCCACAGGTATCGCTCCTGAGCCTTCGACTTCAGTGGCATACAATCCTCGCTGCTTTGCGTAGTTTCATCACGGCGCTGCGCTCTATTTGCGCCGTTCGCTCACGACCCACGTTACCAATTGTGTCCCCCACTTCCCATAGCGGCATGTCGAGATAGAATCGGTCATGCACCACGACAGCTTCGCGCTCGGTCAGCTTTGCCGCCGACATGATGCGCGCCACGAGCTGCTCATCCTCGACCTGGCGCTGGCCTCGTGTATCTGGCTCGACTAGCGGCAGCTCGCGCAAGCGAATGCGCCGCCTCGTGCGAGTCAGCGCCGCGTCGAGTTCGCGATCAGTCCTCGTCCTCTTCGTCATACGCCTCGTTCTTGCCGCTAGGCTTCGAGCGCGGCCCCTCTCCTTCGCGCTCGTCCAAGGGCAGCTGGTCGATGAGCCTGTAAAGCGGCTTCGACGGTCGCTTGCCGGCCTCGTACATCTCGGCCAGCGCACAGCACCGGTCGCGCATGTCCTGAGCGCCCTGCTCGTACTCGGACAGGTCCTCACTCTTGCCAGGCTTACCCATACCAATTGCGATCATCATTTTTGGCATGTCGTCACCCTACCACTTCGCATGGCATCTCGCAGCCGCCTAATCGTCAGTAGAAGGTCAATTCCAGAGCATCGATGATTCGGTTCTGGAGCAGGACGAGACGGTTGTACTCCTCCCCACCGACGATACGCAGGCCGCCGGTCTCATATTGTTGCTCTCGGGCGAGCTCTTCCCGCATCCGTTCACGGACGATGTCCAAGCCTTCGAGGATGAGCCGCAACTCGGTTCGATTAAATTCGTTTATGGCTTCCTTGTGCGTCTGCGCCAATCCTCGAAGCGCACGCCGCTCCTCAATCGTGAGTGCTGTCATCACCATGCTCCACCTCTGCCATCCGTTGCCTGACCCGCTATACGGTCGCTGTCGTGCTCATCAAACAGTTTTCGGTCTGTAGGGTACATACGCCTTAGTTTGAAATAGTCGAGCTTCACAATCGCGACAGGGAAATTCCGGGGTTGCAAGGATCGGCCATCGCCGGAATGAATCTAGACTGGCCCTGCGGCATATGGACAGCGTTGAGCTGTGCCGCCGATCGAACAAGTGCGACTTCCCGTCATGCTCGCCAGCCCTGCGCCGCCATACGAGACGCATCACACCTCGCGCTCCGTGATGGCGACCTCGACCACAGCGTATTCGCTCGCCCGTTCGGAGCTAACCGGATGCCACATGGCTCGGAACGTCTCGACCTGGCTGCGCGCCTGCTCAAGGTCGTCATGCACATCGAGTGTCGCGCCTTTCCATCTTACTTCGTAGCGCACAGTAGCGTTAGCTTCTGTCATTGTCCACCTCGAAGTAGGTCGACCACCTTCGCCTGGTTTTCCATTCGTCTCGTGATGGCAACTCCGTAACGCTTTCCAAGCTGCGCCAGCGAAAGCCCTGATGTCACGACCGTGGCAAGTTCCTGGTCGTAACGATTGCCCAAAATGTCGAGCCCCACAGGCGTGCGTCCTTTGATGGCGTCGTGACCTCCGGCAAAGCCAAACTCATCCAGCACCAGCATCGACACTTCGCGAGCGTCGTTCATGAGCTGGAAGTTTCGTTCGTCCTGCGCCGAAAGAAGCTGCTGCTCAGTGACCCACAGGATGCCTGGTGGATACCTTACGGTTGACCTGCCTTCGATGGTCGCATCCTTCAGCCGCTTTGATGTTTCGTACAGCCTAGCCAGGATAGCTGTTGATTTGCCGCTGCCGCTCTGAGCGCACACGACCATGCTATGGGCCACGAGCTTTCCGTTCGTGAGCTTCATTGGTGACCATTCGCGAACGGCTCGCAGTACGCGTGGGTCGCATTTGCTTTCCCACACCTTGTTGCCAAAGCGCGCGAACTTCCAGCTTGGGATGTTCTTTCGCGTCTGCGACCACCATTCGTCAATGAAGCTCGCTCGCCATTCGTATTCGCGCTGCTTCGCCTGTTCGTCGTCGATCGTCACCTTGGCCAAGATATTGGCCCACACGTTGATGTCGTCGGTTTTCGTGTCGTCGCTCATGGGTTACCTCAAAACTGGACCTCGCTCGGGTCGACTGGTCGATTGTTGAATTCCTCGATGTCGGCGTAAATCTTCGCCATGCCGGCCTCGTAGGTCGCATCATCCCCCTGTACTCGAGGCACCTTCGTCTTTCCGCTGGCCGCATCCTTCAGCTTCCAGCCAAGCACCTGCCTGAGCCGTCGCTCCGTCGCTCCCGACTCCGCCTCGGCTGCCGCCTGCGCCACCGCCTCGGTCACTCGCTCATCAGTGAGCCCAAGCGCCAGGCTTCCAAGCCCGCCTAGCAGCTCCTCGGCCACGACGGCGTGCTCAAGGCCCGCAAACTTTCGGTGCGCTGCTAGCTCGAGCGCGATGCGCCGAGCCTTTGGATCGACATCAGCCGCCGCCGCCGCTCCCTCGCGCGCGCGCGCGTCTCTGCTCTGCTCTGCTCTCTTCTGATCTGATCTACTCTCCTCTCCTCTTATCGTGACATCCCGTGACGGCGTGTGACTCGGCGTGACATCGCGTGACTTCGCGTGACTTCGCGTGACATCGCGTGACGCCTCGTGACTGCGCTTTTTTTGCCGTGATTCCCGCTGTCTAGCAGCGTCGCTGCTGCGAGACGCCTGCTGCTGTATGTGCTCTGGAAGCACGATAGAGCGTTCGCGCTCTACGACGTAACCGGCCTCGACCAGTTCTGTGACACTCGGCGCAATCTCGTCCCACTGCGCATGCAACAGCGCCCCGATGCCGCGCATACCGGTCACACCGAGCTCAATGGCTCCAGTCCGGTCAGCCACGCGTTGCAGCAGGAGGTAAACGCCTCGAGCCTGGACGGACATCGAAACCCAGGTTACCGAGTCGCACAAAAACACCTTGATCCAGCGTTCCTCGCTCCAGTCACGAGGCATCGGCCACCTTGGCAGCTCGAGCGCGCCAGCCAGTGACGGCCTTGTTTTGCGGAGGCGGATTATCCAGGCCCAGCATCACGGCGGCAGCTTCGATGCGGCGATACGACGCGCCAAATGTCGTCATGCCGGCGTACACGCGCTCCACCGTGACAAGCGCACAATCGGCATGCGCAGCCAGTAGCTTTTTCTGCTTTATGGTTAGCATGTCATCTTAATACGACATGCTTTTAGCGACGGCAAGTTATGTCGGCAAGCGGCAGCCCTATCAGCACGCGCACGCCTGGCTTGCCGCGCTCCTGGGCGTAGATCCATTCCCAGGACGGATGGCCGTCGTCCACGCCGCGCCAGTCAGCTACGCCGTCACGCACGGCCTTGAGGGCGCCCCGCAGGTTGTCGTCGTCGAGGCAGCGTCCTGTTCGCACCAAGAGCACGCGCACCAGCTCGGCGTCGCGGTACTCGGTGACGTCAACGCGCTGGCATCGCAGCGCCAGCAGCATGGCCGACCGCTGCGCCTTGGCACGCTTCGCTCGAGCCGCCCAGTGCTCGCGCCGATTGGCTTCGGACACCGTCCTAATCGGGAGCCACAGCTCAACGGGCACGCTGAAACCTCTCGAGCACGATGCGCCGGTTGCGCTCGTCCAAGCTCGTCATAATGCTCGCGGCTCGATATGGAGCCGGAATAACGGCTGCGTGCGCCACGCCGTCGGGGGCGCGCACCTCGGTCCACCAGCCTCGAGCCCTGGTCGATGCTCGAGCATAATCGAGCGCCGCATACAGGTCGCCTCGCCTCGCCACGACGCGCTTGCCCCTGGCCAGCACCAGCCAGTCACGCCCCGTCGTCATCTTGCGGCAACCCCTGAAGCGGTCGAACAGTCGCCAGCGCCCGCACAAGCTCGAGTTCGCTCCCCGCTAGCCACGACACAGCTGGCACTGCGCCAGCTGTCCACCGCTCCATCGCCACGCGGAACGGTGCCGACGGCGTGCGTTTGCGCTGTAGCCAGTCATGGACGCATGGCGCTGATACGCCAAGCACGCGAGCCGCTAGCACCTGCGGAGCTTGGTTTTTCTCTAGAAATTCGCGCAAAAGCTCGGGACCTACGCTCATTCTGGCAAGGTAACGGCACGAGGCCCAGTTCGCAAGCGCGAACATTACCAGTTGACAACGTGTTCGCACGCGCTAACATAATCGCACCATGAACACTCACCGACATCGCCACGAACACCTGCTGCTCGCATCCCGCATCGCTGACATCCGCCACTCTGCCGACTACCGTCAAGGCGCGTACATCTTGGCCGTCATCGCTCGCATGGCCGATGACATGGTACGCAGGCCCGAGTCTGCGCCGCGAATCGGGCGCCTCATCGCCATCGCATGCCGTCTGGCCGAGCCCGCGGCTCGCGACCAGCGATACGCGGCCTCGAGCGCGCCCAAGTGCCGTGCGACCGACCGCACCGTGGCACGCCTGCAGTCGCTACGAGGTGCAGCGTGACTGTCCGCGAGCTGGCCGCTGACGCGGCATTCGTCGTCGCCATGTGCGCAGCATTCGTTGTCGCCATGGCGGTGCTATGAGCGCCGATGCCTGGTCGCTCATCGCCAGCGACGCGCCGCGCATGTGGGACTGGCACGACGCCCAAGGCCGCTGGCTCGGTCGCGAGCTGGCCACCGATGCCACTGCGGCGCTCGATGATGCGACGTCGTATCTCGCCACCGACGCCGGACTGGCCGGCACCACTGTCACCATCACCGTGCGATGCCGAGCGACCGACGAGCGCGCACGCACCACTACCATCATCGCCACAGGTCTGTCATGTCTGCCACTCTACTAATCGTCGACTTTTCCGCCGTTTTCTGGCGCAACTGGCACGCTAGCGCGTCCGAGGCGCTGACCTATGCTCGGCAGCGCACTGTCGAGCATGTGCGCGCGATGGCCGCCGACTACACGCACACCATCGTCGCGCTCGACAGCCCAAACTGTTGGAGGCGCGATATTTGGCCGGAATACAAGGCAAACCGGCCACCAAAGGACGAGGCCGCGCTTGAGCAGATGCGCCAGGCGCAGGCCGACCTTGCCGCGCTGTATCCGATTGCAGCGCATGAGCGTTGGGAAGCCGACGACGTAATTGCAGAGTTGGCCGCAAACCTGCCTCACGATTGGACCGCGTGCATCCTGGGCGCCGACAAAGACCTCGTGCAGCTCTTGGGCGAGCGCGTGACGATGCACCACCTATCGCGGAGCGAGGTCATCACTGCGGCTATGGCTGAGGACACGATCAAGCTGCCGCTACACAGTTATTCAGATTACCTCGCGTTGTGCGGCGACAAGTCGGACAACGTGCTCGGCGTCCAGGGCGTGGGCCCCGTGCGCGCGGCCGAGCTGCTTGCCAAGTACGAAAGCATCGACGGCATTTACTACGCGCTTGACGAGGACGAGCAGGAGTTCACGCCTAAGCTGCGACAGGCGCTAAAGGACGCGCGAAAGCGCGAAAACTGCTCCATCTGGACCGCACAAAAGCTCGTGAAGCTGCCCGCTGGATACGCTCCCGCGTGCGTCATTGACCCTGTAACGATCATCAAAACCTGGAACCCACCAACGAAAGACACCGACGCCATGAACACCATTGACGATGCAGACTTCGACGAGCCGCAGCCCGCGCCCGCTGCACCGGCGCCCATCCCCGCCATTCCGCCGCCTGCGCCGTCGCAGCCCTCGAGCTCGGCGCGTGCCATTGTGCCGACCGGCGACTGGCAACGCGCGCTTGAGCCGGCCGACAGCAAGGGCGCATACGGTTTGGCTAAGGTTGTCGTGGCCTCGCGCATGTTCTCTGGCTACGGCACGCCAGAACAGGCAATGCTCGTCATCATGGCTGGCCGTGAGTTCGGCCTTGGAGCCATGGCCAGCCTGCGCTCGTTCCACGTCGTGGAAGGAAAGCCCACGATGAGCGCACAAGCCATGATGGCGCGCTGCCTCGAGCACGGCTCGTGCAAGATGTTTCGCGTCGTGCGGTCAAAGTGCAGCAACGATCTCGCCGTTGTCGAGGTCCAGCGTCACGGGTGGCCAGAGGCTGAAACGTACACTTGGAGCATCGAGGACGCGAAGCGCGCGGGCCTCGCGAGTCGACCAAATTGGAGCAAGTACCCACGCGAGATGTTGATCAATCGGTGCATTGCTGAAGCTGCACGGTTTGTGTGGCCCGAGGTCATGGCTGGCGTCTATGCGCCCGAAGAATTTGGAGGTGCGTCGTGATTTGGTATCCGCATGACATTGGCCCGGTGCTCGACGCCGCCGAGCCTCCCCCCAGGCGATGGCTACTGCACCAGCGGAACGGCAATGGGATTGTCCCGCTTGGCAAGGTGGGCCTATTGACGGCTTCCGGTGGAGTTGGCAAGACGATGGCGAGCCTGCAGCTCGCCCTCGCCGTCGCGACGGGCAAAGACTGGCTAGGCGAGTTTAAGGTGCCCGCCGAGGGCCAGGGGCGCGTGCTGCTTGCCCTGGGCGAGGAGGACGAGGAGGAGGTGAGCCGGCGCATGTTCTACTGCGCTCAAGCGATGCAGCTTACCTCCGAAAAAAGGCGCCTAGCGAGCAAGCGCATTGTGGTGCTCCCCCTCGCCGGGATGCACGTCTCGCTGACAGGTGCAATCGGCGCTGAGAAAATCGAAACGGCCGAAGCCGAATCGCTGCTCGCACAGCTACGCACCGAAGCCGGCGAGGAGGGGTGGCGCCTCGTCGTGCTCGACCCGCTCGCTCGGTTCGCTGGCCCCGACGCTGAGAAGGACAACGCAGCCGCAACAAGGTTTGTCGAGACGGTCGAGCGATTCTGCTCGGTGCCAGGGAATCCGACCGTGCTCGTCGTGCATCATTCGGCTCAGCATGCTCGAGGCGGTGACGCTTCGCAGGCTGACTCGAACACCGATGTCTCTAAAATGGTGCGAGGCGCAACCGGGCTAACCGATGGCGCTCGGTTCGTCCTGACGTTGCAGAACGAGCGCACGACAAATGGAGCACACCTTGTCGCTTTGCGGGCGCCCAAGACGAACCTGTCCCCACCTCTCAAAGATAAACTTATGTTGCGCCGCGATACCGAGAACATGGGCGCTTTGAGCGTACCGTACAAAGGGTCGCGCTATGGCTGACACTAACAGGCGATAGCGTTTTGGCAACATCGCAAACACTTAAAAACAAACAAATGGCTGATACTGAGGGAAAGTCGTGAACAAAACCATTCTATGCGGGCGCCTTGGCGCTGACCCTGAGCTGCGCGGTTCCGTTTTGAAGCTGCGACTTGCCACGAGCGAGCGTCGCAAAGACAAAGACGGCAATTGGAGCGATCACACCGAATGGCACGCCGTCGTCGTGTTCGGCAAGCGAGCCGAGGCGTTGTCGCGACTGCTCGGCAAGGGCTCGCGCATTCTGGTCGAGGGCAAGCTGCGCACCTCGAGCTGGGAGAAGGACGGCCAGAAGCACTACAAGACCGAGGTCGCAGCCGACGACATCGAGCTGCTCGACGGCAAGCGCGACGCTGGCGGACCTCGAGCTGATGCGCCAGCTCATGCGCAGCCACGGGTCGACTGGTCGGACGACGATATGCCATTTTAGCAGCGCACCTGGGACGCCTCGGCCCCGGTAGCATAACGGCTGCCGGGGTTTTTTTCGTCGTGCGCTTGACATCATGTTCGCAGGTGCTAATGTGGCTTCCATGACGAACACGACCATCATCAACACAATCAACGATATCGCGTGGGACCTCGTGAATGAGTGCCCGCATATCGCATACGATGCCACCGAGACGCTGAAGGCCAACGGCATCGAACCCACTTCGCAGCACGAAGCATGGCTTATCGAGGCCATCGTCACAGAGTCGCTGGCTCGACTCGAGGCGCTCGGGGGTCTGCGATGAGTGCCATTGTGTCGCAGCTCCGCTCGCGGATGCCGGCATACCGCGACGGCAAGCCTCAGCCGATGCCGTGGGAACTCGCAATCGCGCCATACGCGCCATGGTACGGTCGCGACTGGGGTGATCACCATGTGGCCATCTGGCGCACAGCGCCGAATGGTCACCACTACGAGATCGTCGTCTCGGTCGAGGCCGAGCGTGCCGATGGATACTGGGCCATGGAAGCCTACCACAAGCGTCACGGGTGCTGGACCCGCTTGCACCTCACCGACGAGGACCGCGAGCAAATCTCGGCGTACTACGACGCCGTCTACGAGATCCGATGATGCCGCTCGTGTCATGGCTTATGGTCGCCTGTCCTGCCGGCATGGTGTGGGCAGGCGACCGCTCGTGTATCGACGTGTGGCCCATGTCTCGTGTCGATGGCCGCCCCGTGCTCGGTCTGTCGGCGCTGCCTGAGACGTACCTCGATCTACGCGGCGAGACGTGGGACCTCGAAGAAGCGTGCGCTTCTCGCGGTGCGCGCATGTGTACCGCTGCCGAATGGCAGCATGCCTGCGAGGATACGCCTCGTGACGCTTGCCCGTCGCAGGAGCTGCCGTACCGCGTGCCAGATTGGTCGCTGGTAGCTCGTCGGGACGCGCGCGAGATGATGCGCCTCGACCGGTCGTCGTCATGGCATGACTACCCGTCGTGCGTCGGACAGACCGGCGCGCGCATGATGGGCGCGATCGAGGAATGGGTGCGCACGCCCACTGGCTACGCCTTTTCGCGCGGCTTCTGGTCGCGGGAGGGAGGCTGCGGAGCCTTCGTTTCGTCGCACGATCCGCGCTGGCACGACTACGCGACGGGAGGTCGATGCTGCATCGACATCGCACCGTGAATTGCTCCTGCCCCAAATGCGCCGAGCGTCGTGAGTCGCTCGGCGAATCTGCTCACCTCGCCATGCTGATCGCCATCACGAGCCTGCTCGTGCTCTGGTTACTAGGAGTTTTATGACCGAAATTCTCATCACCATCCTGATCATGCTTGCCCGAGTCGAACAACCACAGCTCGACGAGGTCAAACACGCTCGTTACCTCGCCAGCATTCGCACCATGGCATCGGCCTATGTCGAGGTTGGAAAGGAGGGCGCGCTTGTGTCGCCAGCTGCCGATGCTGCATTGCTCGCTGCTATTGGCTATGAGGAATCGCGCCATCGCACATACATCAGGGATGGCGACTGCGCCTACCCGATGAGTGGCGGCAAAGTGTGCGACTCGATTGGGCCCATGCAATTGAGCAGAGCCATCAACCGTTGGCCTGAGTTCCCACAGTTTGCACACACAAAGCCGCAGCACATGCGCAGTGCATCGGACAGCGTTGCCATCGCGTATGACATTCTAGTCCACTACAAGCAAAAGTGCGGGAAAACGCCTGCCGTCTGGCTGTCTGCGTATGCAATGGGTCGATGCCCATTGCAGCCAATCAAGCTTGGCAAGCGTCGCGCTGCGCTTGCATGGGCCATTGCTCACGCTGCTGGGTCCGATGACCTGCCGCGCGTAAATGCTCCTGACGCAAAGTCACAGAGCAAAGTTAGTGCAATTGCCACAGATAAGGTGCACTCAGGCGCGAACCAGGCCGAGGAATAGCTCCCACGGCCAACGAGCGTCACCCTGGCAGCCCGGGTCGATGTGCGTCGACTTCTTGAACGCCTCAGTGACACTCGCGTGCGTCGTGATGCCACGCTTGCCGGCGACAAGGCCAGCCGCATCGACGCGCTCGAGCGGGATGTGCCATCGCTCGCAGATGGCTCTTGTAAGCTCTGCTGCGCGCTCGAGCACATCGTATCCATCGGTCTGGCCAAGTCCCTTGCTTGCCCAGTCCGTTTTTGCGGCTTGGCCGACCATTTCAATCTGGATGCCGTGATGGTTTGCGCCTGGAGCTGCCCACGCCACGGCAGCTTCTGGCACGCATCGAATGACCGTTTCGGGACCGACAACGTAATGCGCTGACGCCTGCGGCGCGCTCGGCCCGCCAAACCAGCGCGCCACATTGCGCGCGATCCCTGGTCGGATCGGGTTCTCAGTCGAATGCAAAACGACGAGGTCAACGGCTGCGCGCGACGTGCGCGTGTAGTTGCGCGCCTCGATGAACTCAACCTGCGCGCTAGGAAGCACTATCGCGCGCGACGCGGCAAGCGCAACCGTCGCGGCCTCAGTCTTCGCGCCATGCACGCCGTCGATGGTGCCTGGGTCGAAGCCGTTGGCGCGCAGGTGACGCTGCCACGCCTCGACGTCAGCGCCGCGCTCGCCAAGCGACGTGCGACGAGGCCCCGTGTCCTCGCCAGGCCGCACCGCATGCGTCGTCGTCGCGTAGTCGGTGTGAGTTGAGCTGCGGTGC